CGTAGTGCTGGTGACGTCGCTAAAGCGATTGCTTGCGGGGCTGATACGGTGATGATTGGTTCTATGTTTGCTGGCACGCAGGAAAGTCCTGGAGATGTTTACCAAGATGAGAAGATGTATATGTACAAGGTGTACAGAGGCTCAGCATCATTTGAAGCAAAGAGGGCAAGGGGCGAATATAAGAACGTAGAGGGTGAAACAATGCGAGTGCCTTACCGCGGCCCTGTGAGCAGGGTTATTGGTAGACTTGAAGATGGTCTACGCAGTGCCATGGCATACACAAATGCGAAGACTATTATTCAGTACCAAGCAAAGGCACGGTTGGTAAGAATTACTCAGCCCGGATTAATTGAGTCACACCCCCATGGAAAAATTTAAAGGGTTAGGTTATGGAATTAATTTATTTAGTATTAGGTTCAGTATTCCTAGTAATCGTTGTGGGAGCAGCCTTGGGGCTGGCCCTTAATAAACAAGAAGTCGAAATTAACGCACACATCAGAGAGCTATATTTTATGTTAAATAAAAATGCTGAAAATGACTTAAAAAGTTTTGACATCGCGATGCGTGCCATAGAAGAAGAAACGGCTGAAAGAAAAGCAGCTATAAAAAAACTGCAGGAAAAACTTGCAAAACTATAGAAAATACTCTATAATATATCTGAATCAACCAATACAATATCATGGGCATACATAAAAAGAGCCTAACTGAACAAGATTTCATGAGAGCTCAGTGGTGGGTTGCCCGTTACTCGGAAGAGCTAGACTTCGACCCATCATTGCACACAGAGTTTATGACTACCTATTTACATGTTAGGGCTATAGAGAGAGTTGCCGACGCATTGAATAATGTGGCGTTAGCTATCAGCGAGGGAAAGAAGCCTGAGAAGGAAGTTATTAATAAGCGTAGTCAGTACTCGGAAGCAATACCTAGGACTAGGTAAAGCATGGCTAAGCAAACAAAGGAAACTGGTACCATAACAGAAATCAGATTTCAGTTAGCTTGTCTGGAAAAAGGCGCAGTGGTACTAGAGCCTTTGGGAGATTACGCTCCATACGATTGTGTAGTACAGCCGGATTACAATAAAGCAGAATTTTTTAGAGTGCAAGTAAAAACTGCAATTAAAGCATCTAAGAATAGCTATAAGATTAATACCTCTAGAAGGCTGCGCAGGAGCGGAGAAAAGTCAGCTGAAACTGTTTTATACAGAGAAGACGAGATTGATTTTTTTGCAACAGAAATTAATGATTGTTGGTATATAATTCCTTTTACGGATAAACCCCAGTTATACGTCAACCCTGTATCTGAAGAAAAGAACTTAGACGAATACAAAGATGCTTGGCATCTACTAAAACTTTAAAGGAAGTGTAATGCAAGAAAACGGACCGGACCCAGCAGTATTTTTATTGATGCCTTTGACCGAGAAGCACGTTGAATGGTTTCCCAGGTTTAGGGGAGTATTTCTAGAAGACCCGGAACACCCCGAATTTAATGGGAAGCTTCAAATTTTAACCAGGGCGAGGAGCTCTGATTATGAAAAGCACGTTGAAATTGTAAAGGAACATCCAAACTACGTTGATATGTATGAGGACGTAGAGAATGATTTCTTGACATTTGTCTTAGATATTCCAGAAGCATTTAAAGAGGACGTACATAAGATGCTAAACGGACAGCTTGAGGACACTAGCCCTGAATATCAGGCAGCTTGTAAGAAGACATTTGGGGATACGCCGCAGATTGTGGCAATGCTGGAGTTGTGGTTTAACCCACCACAGGAAGAACATAATATAGGATGAGGCTGTTAACCCGCCAGTTGGCGGGCTACCGCCCTTTAGCTTATGGTTTTAACTTCACAATTTAATAGTATATTAGAAGAATTATCAACTGAGCGTAGCGTAGTAGTTTTGGCGTTAGTGCACATGTGTATACAATTAGGAATGAATGCAGGCACATATAAAGATAATTCTGCTAATCACAACTGGAAAGATATGGTTATGATAGATCTACCTACCGGACAAGTATCTTGGCATATTCATAAAAATGATTGGCATTTATTTGAGGGGTTACAAAAATATGATGGTAGGTGGGATGGTCATGACAAAGCAGAGCGCGAGTATAGAATTAAGCAACTAACCAAAAAATAACGATGGCTCGAACAGTGACACTGGTTCCCGACTGGGAAGAAATTAAAAAGGTTAATGCAGCATACCCACCCAAGTTTATTGCTGTGCACGATCATTGGATTGGCTTCCATGACACGGAGCCGACCTTTAATGAAAAAAGCAACGAATGGGAACCTCGCCCATATGTGGCTTTTAATATACCAGCAGGGTTTTACTCAAAAGTACCAACTTTGATACCAGTACCAAAATAAAAAAAATAATCTTTTTTAAGGTATAAGAAATATGTAAGCAAGGGCGTACTATGGTTGTACGCCCAGAAAAATTGGCCCATCTGGGCCAAAGGAGGACACATGTTTTTCAAGAAGACAAAGACCCATGGTGAAAACCCCGACTTCGTGCAGAGTCACAACCTCCAACCCCGCCTCTATGAGGCGGGGGGAGAGGTGTACCTCACACTGTGGACCCGGAAGGGTCCACAGGACTACGCACCGCACATTGCGGTGCGTGTCGCTGGGATCGAGACGGCAGCCGCACGTCGTGCGGCGGAATGGTACCAGAGCGGCCGCCAGTGGCGTAATCTCTGGCTGGAAGGCCTCGAGGTCTGCGAAGACCTCAAGGCCTTCCTGGAGGCATCCTCCTCCGGAGAGGAGGACGGTGGGGACGACCCCACCGGTGTGGCCGGCAAAGGCCGGCCGGCGGCGAAGGCCGCCGAGTTTCCCAAGGGTGTCACCCTTGGGGACTTCGAGGAACGCAAGTTTGCGTTCCTCGATGAGGAACGCTGGTAGCCTGAGAGGGAGGGGACTTAAGTCCCCTCCCATTCTTGTTTGATTAAGTTTTTTATATTATTAAGAGCTGCAAAAAAAATGAGACAAAAAGGAAACTTAAACTAATGGAACCTGAACTAAATTTTGGTGATCTTAACATTACCTGTTTCAGGGACAGTAAAGGAAGAGTTGATGTCGATATTTATAGTACAGACGCCTTTGGCAATGAACAGCTGGCAACTTCTTTATCTAAAGAAGATGCAATTAAGTTGATTAACTTTTAAAAAAAACATTCGGAATATAAACAGGTGACCTTGTAGACCTAAGCGGTATCTGAAAAAAGATACACCTAGCGTAAGAACTCATCAGAAAAATTTGGGGCCATAGCACGGTCTGGTGAGTGCAGGAGTCTTATAAACTCAAGGTCGTGGGTTCAAATCCCACTGGCCCCACTTGGGCGATTAGCTCAGTTGGTTAGAGCACTTGCTTTACACGCAAGGGGTCACTGGTTCGAGTCCAGTATTGCCCACATTTTTAAGCCCGGATGGTGGAATTGGTAGACACAGGAGACTTGCCTTACTTGCGCACTTGGGGGGTAAAAATCAAGAACGCAAGGTCGCGGGTGCGCTCTCTGAAAAGAGGGATGTAGAATGGCGTAAATTCAGGGAAGCCTTAACAGATAACGCTGATGGTAATCCTGAGCGAAGCCTTCTTTTGGAAAACAAGAAGGAACGTGCAGAGACTAGACACGCCACACCTAAAGCTAAGAAAAGCATAATATCTTAGATAAGGTGAAGGGATAGTCCAGACCACAAACTCGAAAGAGGTAGCGAAAGCTATAGTTGGTACGAAAATCTCCTGACCGTAAGGTCGTGCGGGTTCAAGTCCCGCTCCGGGTATTAACTGAAATCAGGGGCAGGTTTGCAGACCAGCCCTTCAACCATAACTGCAAGGAGGACGCAATGGAAGAGATTAGTCAAGACCCCATGTATTTTGTCCTGCACAGCAGGTCACCCAAGGACACGTCCTTTTTCATCTATCAAGATGGACGAGACGTTGTCTGCATTGGAGAGTGCAGCACTGGCAAAATGGGCGTGACCCACGGTTGGTCACATGCAGAGGCACGTGAAATAGCCGACAGGCTACTCGTCCAGGAGGGACATGTTATGGCGACTGCCAACAGTCTGGCGCAGGTGTTCAGTCTGATGGAAGCGTTTGACAAAGTATTCTGAAAGTGGGGCGTTCAGTTAGTTCGCAGTTCCTAAGTGTCGGATGATGACCATCAACTCAAGCGCGCATTTGGTCATTACTACCTATGACAAGGGGTAGTCTGCGTTCGTTTAACATTAAATTTGCCACTATAGCTCAATTGGCAGAGCAATGGTTTTGTAAACCATAGGTTGCGGGTTCGAGTCCCATTAGTGGCTATTGTTTGTTCAGCTTATTCGGGATGTAGCTCAGTTGGTAGAGTGCTTGTTTTGGGAACAAGATGCCGCTGGTTCGAGTCCAGTCATCCCGATTTGACCGTATAGCTCAGCAGGTAGAGCACGTGCCTTTTAAGCATGTGGTCCTGGGTTCAAGTCCCAGTGCGGTCATCACATCATCCGGAATGCCTCTCGAAGAAGCACAAATTTCCGATCTGAATTAACAGATATCAGCTGGACGACGGTTCAGAAGTGGATGTTAATTGCCTTGGTACGCAAATTGGTAAAGCGGCTTGGTTTAGGTCCAAGTGCATGAGGGTTCGAGTCCCTCCCGAGGTATTACGGGGAATTAGCTCAGCTGGCTAGAGCGCCTGGTTTGCAACCAGGAGGTCGTGGGTTCGAGTCCCATATTCTCCATATGGATTTCTGCCACCATAGCTCAATTGGATAGAGCACCGGTCTTCTAAACCGTAGGTTTCTGGTTCAAATCCAGATGGTGGTATTGGCTATGACAACGAAAAAAACTAAAAAAGGATGAAGCGTGAACGAGAAAGACAGGAGGGTGTTTAAGGCGTGGTACGACACGCTTGGCTGTTACATCGGAGAAGCTGTGCCACAACGGGAGGCATTCAGGCAGGTATGGCAAGCCTGCGAGCAACAGCGAAAGGAACGCATTGCCGAACTGGAGGCCGAGATCAAACGCCTAAAGGACGTCGCATGAACGAGAAAGACAAGGCGAAGATGAAACGGTACAATATAACCCTTCAACGCAAAGATGAATACGCCAGTGCTCGTATTGAAGAGCAAGAAGATGGCGAGTTTGTCAAGTATGAAGATCATCTGGCCGAGATCCAGCACTTGCAGGAGCGTGTCGCTGAAATAGAAGGCAAGTGGATAAGTGTAAGACTAACCAATGCCACAAAAAGCGTGGAGATCAGGCGGCTTCGGGAGGAGGTTAGATCACTAACATCTATCGCATCAAAAGAACCAGTCTCTGAGTCGGCGTTTTGAACTAATCAAGCTCTCATAGTTTGATTAGCAAGAATTTCTGTTTCGCAATCAGGAGATTTCTGGTTCGAGTCCAGATGGTGGTATTATTTAAGGAGTAAAAAAATGCAAACATTTCTACCATACGGTGACCCCGCCAAGTGTGCCAAGGTGTTAGACACTAAAAGGCTAGGTAAGCAGCGCGTAGAGACCGTACAAATCGTTAACTCATTAGTGGGAATAAAGGCGGGATGGGCAAATCACCCCGCAGTCAAGATGTGGAGAGGGTATGAGCCTTATCTAGTAAAGAAGTATTTACACGCCATGCTTAAAGAGTGGAACCAGAGAGGCTATAATAGCCCAAAGTGTATTCAGCACATGGTAAAATTTCTAAAAATGGCAGAGATTGATAAGGTTCCCGTGGAGCCCCCATGGTTCTCGGAGGAATTATTTATTTCCCATCAATCGAATCTAATTAGAAAGCTTCCAGACCATTACAAGAAGTTCTTTCCAAATGTTCCGGATAATATAGAATATGTGTGGCCAGTATGATTTGTTTAAGTAAAAATCCTTGCCAAACAGCTTGGAAACTAAGTGAAGCGGAGCTTAGAGAAAACCTAGAAGAAGTAAAGGATCTGTTTTTAGTTTCTGTAAAAGAACTGTTATTTAAAGCAGGCCACAAACTAACAGGTGTAACTATCTCTAAAGATCCTGATACAGATTGGGTAAATTGGGCAAATAAGTCAATCTCCAATCTATTTTGGGTAAGGGCTTTTCTAGTAGACCACATAAAAGCCCATGCATACAAACTAAAAGAATTTAAATATGTGGAGGCGGGTAATTGGGCGACGGTAGAGTTTAAAATGGCCCTGAGTATACTTAAGCCTAATCTCACTACAACAAAAACAACACCAACAAACAAGCTATTAAAGCAGAAGTAGTTCAATTGGCAGAACTCTAGCCTTCCAAGCTAGATGTTGCGAGTTCGAGTCTCGTCTTCTGCTTTGCACCGGGTTAGCTTTGCTTACACATCTTGTCCTCCTTTGTTTGTTTACACTTCGGCTAACCCGTGAGCAGGGGTGGGGCAACCCACCCCTTATTATTTATAAGGAAAAGCAAAATGATTAAGTTATCTAGATGTGACTGCTGCGAGATGGGGTATTTAGGTCCATATACACCTGCCATATCCAACTTGGTAACATTGTTTACGGGGTTACCACATTTTGATCAATTTGAGATAAAATCAGTATGCCCTAATTGCATGGCGGAGGAAATAGACTATTTTGAAGAAACTGGAAAAAGTAAAATATTGGAGTTAAAAGAAAATGCAAGTGAATAGCGCACAAGTTGAAATTAAGTTTCTAAAAAAGATGGTGGAATCTTATGAAGCCTACTTTGAAGGAAAGCAGGCTGGGATGTCAGAGGAACACCAAAACAATCCTTATCCTAAAGTAGCTCAAAGCACTAGTATGCCCTCTCCACATGAAATGTGGATAGACGGGTACGAAGAGAGTAAAAACTCTCTAAGACAGCTTACGGCGCTAGAAAGCGCGGCCACCATGCTGAATGCAATGAAAGATTTGTTCGAACTGTTCTCACCAGAAAGGGACAAAGAGGATGAACAACAAGACTAGTTTGTTCTTTGGGGTTTTTTGGCTTCAGGCCGTGGCAACTATCACTACGCTAGCGGGTATGGCCGCCATCTCTCCGGTGTCGTACACCGATTGTACACGCATAGGGGACAGTTATTTGGCTTTTACGGTCATTAACTGTCTTATGTATTTTGTATTAAAGAAATGGGGCTAAGGGCCCCATTTTTTTACATTATAAGAAGTGCTGCAGAACAACTTAGTAGCAGAATATAAGTCCATGGTATAAATTGGTTTATTAGTGGTATAGTAAAACCCCCAAGACCCATCGCCGCCCAGGAATCCTCTTGTATACTTTCGTTTTTATTAAAGACATACCACGAAGAATCCTGCACAACGGCAAATGCACCCACTGCCCATAAATGGCCTGCCAAAAAGCAAGTTATTCCCCATATAGCCCACATGGGTAAATGGTACTTAAAACTTATTTTATTTTTGAAAAATCTGGGTTCAGGACTTATAAACCCGCCAGCCATAACAACGTGCTCAGTGTAACCAAATAATATGGCTACAAGCATTAATAATAAAAAACTAATCATTATTTTTTACCTTACCGATTATAGATTTTGCCAGATTCACTATATCTACTCCCTGAGCTTTTAGTACACAGTCAGATTGATTTTCGCATGTTACATAAGAGGGCAGATTTTTTAATTTATTATATAAACTATATTCTAATGTTTTATTATCCAACGATACTACACACCCACCCATAGTCCCATTAATAGGCCAAGGGTCTACGGAATATTCATAAACTAGGCCAGAATCTGTTTTTACGGTGCCAGTACCCGATTTTAACGATGCTATTAAATCACATAGTTTGTTATGACCCTCGCAAAATTCTGGTAAAATATTTTTAATATGTATGTCTGATAAGTCGCCATACCCGTCTAGGCCAAACTCGGTTGAAAAGTTTTTAGTCCATAATAGAATTTTTTGATTTTTATCAACCATAACGATAGGCTCAGGACAATACTTCAGGAAAGCTCTAACTATGACACCAACATCATAAATACCATCTAGGCGCTTTTGAATTTCGTTTAAACGCTCTTTCACATTTTGAATATCTGTATTCATAATTACCCCTAGTAAAAAAGCACCTTAAAGGCCAAACCAACAAGGCCAGCAAAAACTAACCATAGTGCTTTTTGAATGCCCCCTAGATAGCTCTTCATACTTTTTACTTTTTCTATAATTTCTTCTTTTTGTAATTGCGAGATATACCTATCGTGAACCTCTACTCTGGATATAACACCGTCTCTAGGATCAGTAATATGGTTAGTTAACAGTTTTTTAATATCAGATATCTTTTCGTCTAGACTGTCTAATCTACTCGTAACACTAACTTGGTCCCTCTCATGTTCACCTAGTGCAGATGAGATAGATTGCATTTGGGATAATATGACTTTTAATATTTCTGTAATATCGAGCTGCTGTAGCGCTTGCGGGCCAAAATCTTTATGTGGGTCTATAGCCATTATGTATTTTCCTGTAATTCTATTAAGTTGCCAGCAGCTTTATTGTTTGGTAACCATTGTTCTATATAGTAAGACCAAGCCTCTTCCGGGTCTTCACCACTATTTATTAATCCTAATATCTCTTCTAGCATAAAGTCTGGCATTTGTTTAGCGAAGTATTCTCTTACCCATTCTTTTTTTAATAACGACCTCATTGTATCTTCTGAGGCAAGAATGACACTAACATTATCGTAATTATTTAGCTTTAATGCAAGCTCTAATTCGCTAGTTACAAGAGATATATTATTTGTAAACGGTGCACTCCAACAGTCCACCACAAATATAGAGTTATCGATGTTTTTAACGTCGTCTAATATTTTATATAGTGTTTCCTGTAACTCAGGAACTTTAATCATACTAGATTTGGTTTTTAGGCTGTATAATGTTTTAAGGCGCATTAATAAAACTTGCCCTTTCCAAACTCAGTACCGTACAGATAAGAAGGCATCGGATCTGTTCCATGTAAATTACTGGCAGCTCCGAGAGAGGCACCATCTTTTAAAGTATCTCTAATCCTATTAACAGTCAACTTACTTAACCAATCTGGATTGTCCATTGCCAGAGTATCTATACTTTTAAAGTATGGCTCGTATGTTATTTGCTCCATTCCACGGGCTGCTCTATCCTTGTTATCTGCCTTAATCTTAGTAAGAGATACAGCATCTCCACGAAGGTATTCACTATCTTTCGCATCTGTAACTATTGCTTGGTTTGCAATACCTCTGATAACGGTCTCAAACGTCTTTTTCCCGAGACCCTCTTTACCAAAAACCCCCTCTAAGTCATTAACCATCTGCAGACGCGCCGCCTGGTAACCCTTATACTTCATTAATTCTTGTGGCTTTATAGAGCCTGAACTAATCTGGTCACCTTCCAACACTTTGTCTCCGTTCTTAACAAGAATTTTCCTACCAAATGGGACGTGGTGCTTAACACCTGCTATATACACGTCATTACCACCGATACTTGATTTTTCTATTCTGTGCACTATACCACCGATTGCTGCTAAGACCGCTTTACCTGCAACAATTTCTGGAACCTTTAGTACCTGCTCCATTCGAGGGAATCCGGCAACCACATCTTGCTCAGCTGCAGCAGAGCCACCACTATGAAAACTGTTGTGGTTTATATAGGTACCCGTGATAAACCTTTTGTCAGGGGTAACTCTATCGTAGACCATTTCAATATCTGATTGTATCGGCAGATCAAACATGCGAGCTACCACAACTTCGGAGCACCCAGGTTGTATGGGCTTCATGCGAAGTTTACCAGGTGTCCACTGTGTGCTTACTTTGATACTTCGTCCGTTTAGCCACGTATTGATACCTTCGCTATCGCGTAATTTCAAAGAGAAAGGTTGAGAGTTGTTAATATCTCGTCTTTTTTCTAGTCTTAGCGTAGCTGGTATACCAAGTACTGCGCACATAACACGAACTTGATCCAAAAGGGCAAAACTATTAGAGTAAATTTTAAATCCTGTACGGTCCTTGCTGCCGTCTGTGTCGATTAGGCCGGAGATAAATTCTGCCAACCATTCTTTGTCTAGCCTTGCCCAGTCTAATCTTAGCTTTTTGTATTTGGCTTTCGCTTGTATTTGCTCCGAAACTAAGGTTGAGAATTTGGTATTGTGTACCTGATAGTACTTGTCCTTAATAATGCCGTCAACTTGAGAAGCCAGCTTCTCCTTAATACGCATGTCTATATTTGCTATATTGCATGCCCTAGCCACTGATGGCCTATTAGCGTAATATCTAAAGCAACCATCGCCAGCAAAGGCCCCCATCCAATAACCGGGAGCAGCCGCTATGGAGTTGTCTTTTTCCGTGCTATTGTAGATGTTTATAATGCTTTGCAAAGAAACTTCTAAGGTATCTTTACCGACAACAATGTCTTTAGCCTGCTTCTCTTCACCATTTACCCACATTGGATGATTAGCCTGCACTATCATACAGCCACCATCTTTTAGATAAATGACTTTTAGAGTATCACTGGGAGCGTGACTTTCCGTAAAACATTGTTCTAGTGTAGTGAAAGATCCTGACCCATCAATAGTAAAACTATCTACTGTACATTTCATTGTAAGCTGAGTACTGCGCTCTGTGACTGACTGACCCTCTTTAACTCCAATGTTTGTGCCGATAGCTACCAGGTTACCATCTTCAGCAATGCCGTAGCACTTCTGACATACGCCATTAATTGCCTCGCACGTCAAAGGAGACCTGACTTCTAATGATTTTAACTTTTTACTACGCGCCTTGGTTAGAAGGACACTAGTAATTTCCTCACCTGCCTTACCGACACCTGGTACCGTTTTAGCAAGAAACCTATCCATTAAGTTCCTTGAGTCCATAACATCTATTTCTACGCCGTCCGTTGTTCGGCAATCCGCCTCTACTACCAGTAAGCTTTTAGTAACCCCCAGCAGAGCTTTGTTGATAGCACCGGACTGCTCGGTATTAATAGCACGGTCAACCATACCCTTTCTAGCACCATATAGAGACATCCAGTACTCACCCTGATCCAACCCCTCAGCATATGATTTAGTAATGGGCATGGGGAGCGCTTTCCCGTGTACGTCAATCTTAACCCCAGGCATACTAATCAACTGCCTGACTGAGTCATGTTTACCCTCCGAACCAGATTCAAGCATATCATAAAAACCTCTCGCCTTATTTGTCTTTTTAATATAATTATCCTGAGCGGCCTCTATCTGTTTCTGGGCTTTTAACCAGTGAGTTGCTTTTTGTTCGTTAGACCATTTTGCATTTTCTTCTAACTTGAATTTGTTTACAATGTTATCTCTATAAGACCTATCAATATCAAGGTCGTTAATCGAAATGGTGCTGCCGAAGCTGTGACCAAACTGCAGTGCTAAGTCCTTTAGGGCATCAATTGTTTGTGAGAATTCCTTCGAGTGATTAGTTGCTGTATCGTTTAACATCGAGTTCAGCTCTTTTTTGGTAATCTCCTTGTCGTAATTAGCTCTCATAGATTTTGGTAAACTATTAATTACCATTTGCCTGCCAAGACTAGTTTTTTTACCAGCTATTGTAAGAGTATCGTTTAAACCAATTTTGCCGGCAGCATTTAATTTATTAGCCTCAGCTATATTTTTTACACTATAGTTTGTAGATTTTCTTTCTCTAGTCAAGTGCCACAGACCTAGCATATAATCTTTAGCGAATGCGCCTGCCGGTACGTTATTTTTGCTGCCAGGTTGCCATACGTTTTTGCTAGGTAGCATGGTATAGGCTTCTTCTACTGCAGCGTTACCGACAGGTACATGTACTGACATGGTATTGGATAGAATAATACCGTCCACTGACATGAATGTTTCATGCCCCGGCACGGTTAGATCATATCCAGTCTCTGTTTTGCCAGTATTTTCTACTTCTGTTACATAACTCCAACTTACATCTTTGTTATGGATAATATCCACCCATCTTTGTTCCAGAACAGCTTCGCCTCTAAGAGCATAGGATCTAAGAGCGCAACTTCTAGTGCAAAAACCTTCTTTTCGGGCTTTAGCTAATGTCAGGTATAGCGTGCGGTTTTCCTTATGTCCGACCGCTTTCATAAGTATGGTAGCTATCTCTTCTGATATAGGAACCAAATCCGTTTTTTGGTACGACGGAGAGTTTTCATTTGGCTCAGTGCTTGAAAGAGCTTCCACATTTTTTTCGTGCGCTATATTTAGATCATCCTTTAGTTTAACTAAGTCCACACTGCTAATGGACAGAATCCAAAAGTCTTTGCCAGCTGTGGTCTTCTTGGAGTAACTAATTCTACTAGTAACTCCAAGAGTACGTAATAGCTGCTGACTTTCTTGAAGAAGTCTCAGGCTAGCGCTGCTTATGTTGGCTTGTAGCTGCGGTTTAGATTTTCCATGAGTAACACAAATACTTCCGTCGGTGTCTAGTAGCCCAGACAACAGTCCTAGTTTAAACTCTCTGCTTGCCGAAAACCAGCAAGGAGGCAAATGCTTATTTTGTGCACCCTTACCAATTAGGGGGTAAACCCATCCAGCAAAATCTGTCGAATTAACAATCCATTTTTCACTAGCACCATATGAATTCTCGCTGATATTATGGCCTATGTGCGGGCTATCTATAAAGATTTCATCTAGATACTCTATGTATCTCCCTGTAACGCATTTTTCGGTACCGGACAAGTTGACGGCCTTAAATTTATTACCAACTTTGTCAACCCAACCATCTCCGGCTAGGGCACCTATTACGTATCCCACTTTCTTGTCAGCTGGGATTTTTTCTTTTAGTTTGCCTGTGCCCACAAAGTTAAAAAAGGAAGTTGTGCAGCATTTTTCTATATTTTTAGCATACGGCACTAACATGCCGATACTTTCGGATGGACGACGTCTCGCAATATCCAGAGTTTTTGGTAAAATTCCGTACACTGCTCGCTCGTCGTCGTCTGTGATAATTTGTTTTTTATTGTGTAGGGTGACCGTCCATACTTCTCTATCCTTATGAACAGACCAACCGCTTACGTCCGCCAACACCAATTTATCCAGAGCTTCATCGTAAGCTACTACCTTAGTGTGTGGCAAGGCTTCGTAAAAATCAATATGATCTTTGGTGCCGATCAGGGCGTCTTTGTTGTACGGAAAATCTTCTAGGTTTACTACATAGAATTCACCTTCGTGCAAATAGGGCAAATCTACCCCAAATCTACTTGACATTTCTTTTGATACCTTCCTAATATTAAACCAGGCTTGATCCCGGTTACTAATATTATAATACATGTCTAAGTGTTTGTCAAGTATAAATATGAAAACGCTGCCAATTTGCAAGTCACCGTCAAAATCAGCGCCATAGCCCTTCACGATAAGTGGATTAAGTTTAATTGAGCTTCCTGCAATAGGCTTAGCTATATGTGCCTGTACACTATGTTTATGTAGTGATGGTGCACGGTTCATTAGTACAGGTCTATTTTGCATAACTACATCAAATGCACGTTTTGATACATCTGAATCTCTACGAACCTCTTCCCGAGCTTCTAATGGGGTATACCCCTGTCGTACAAGTTGCTGGACAGCAAACGGTAAAAATATTTTTTTATATAATGTTTCAGGTAGTCCTATTTCATCAAGACCTAGTTGTGGGTCCAGAGTAATCGTACTTCTAGCACTAAGGTCTTGGCGCTTGCCCCACAGCTTGCTATGCGCCATTCCGAACTTTGGTGATTTATTTCCTGCGATAGCTACCAGCACGCCTTCTTTTTTACTTTTATCAGGACGTGTATCTTCGGCAGTACCTACAGTGTATGTTAGTTCTTTGTATAAAGCTGTTTTAGCGGCGGGACCAAAAGCAGACATAAGACCTGAGTCCTTGTAGTCTTTGAGGCTTTTGTTTACTAAAGCTAAGTCCCTATAATTATAATTTATTGGGGCCGAGTTTAAGTCGCCACTAGGTAAAGCGAATGTTGGTCTATAAGCAGGGGGCATTACTGGGAAATTTTTCACCATGTATACGTCTGCTGGATTTTTATCAAACTTCTTTAAGGCTAATAAATATCTAGTTTTTTTATTTAGTTTGTTTATATCTGTTGGGGCAGCTTTTGCGAGAGCAGCTTTAGTTGATTTTATTTCGTCATCTATATTTATAGCCCTAAGCGTCTCTTCAATGCCTTGTGTGCCTGTTTTACCGTTGGGCAATTTAAATGTTTCTTGTAATAGCCCATCGAACTGTGGTTTGGTCACGCCCAGTAAAGACATAATCGGTTTTTCATACAGCGGGTGTGGCATTTTTTCAGTCAGCTCAATGTGTGACCACTTTTTACCCTTCATACCACCCGTTATTGTTTTATCAAATAAACCACCTTTAATAGCAGAAAGGTTCTTACCCACCAACATGTGTCCGGCATCTTCTAACTTTCCAGAACTCATAGCTAGGACTTCTTCATCCGTCATGGGTTCTAGCTCAAGCATATGCCCCTTTTTGTTGACATTAACGCCGACACCCTTTAAATGACCCAACAGCTTTTCAAAAGCAAAGTTAGTTTGTGGAGGCGGTATTGGCCTACCAGATTGTATGGCTGCCCACACCTCGTCATTTTGTTGTGATTTAAGCCCGGCGAACTCTTTTAAGTTCTCCTTGGCACCATGCGACAGTAAAGCAAAACTGGACAGTGGGTCTACTTTCTGACCACCCTCTTTTCCTCTTACAGGCTGTTCGTCTATTGAGTACGTGCCGTAAGACCTGGCTTTAGCTTTATGGTCTACGGTATGCATTAATTTCATTATATATTGATTGCCATTAAAAATTGGGTTTGTAAAAGGTTTACCACCCTTACCGTCCAGCAATACGTCATCGGCCTGTAGGCCGTTTTCTTTTAATTTGTTTTGAATATCTTTAAGATAATTCTTCCCACTAAAGTTTTCTATATAAAATTTCTTTCCAGTTTTCTTAGCAACCTTACCAGCCGCTGTTTCCAGTAGCTGGCCCGCGTTCATTCGGCCAGGCACACCGTTAGGGGACAGAATCAGGTCAATACGGTCGCCGTCTTTGGTGTGTGGGGCCTCGTCGTCAGGGATGATACGAGAAACGATGCTCTTGTTGCCGTGTCGACCCGCTATCTTGTCTCCAACTACCATGGGAGAGCTAGACTTTAGATGTATCTGTATCTTACCGCCAGATAACTTATTAACATAAACTACTTGTGCACGTTCGTGGCCCCTCCAGTATAGACTTCTGTTAGAGTATGGAACGTAAACACTTTTATTCATGCTCTTTAAGATTCTATCGGTATCAGTCATATCCTTTGCTTCAAGATATGCTACTAGTATTCCGTCAGGGTCAACCCAAGAACCTTCTTTAATTACTCCATCTTCATCGTATTTTTTGGAATCAGCGTCGGTCATTGCAGTTGGGTAGTTTACCCTAAATTTTTGTAGATTTAGTATCCCATCTTTATGAGTAACCAGAGACTCTGTTACAATTTTAGATGAAGTAAACTTATTAGCTAAGCTTTCTGTAATAACGGCAGAGTCTTCATAATTTAAACCCTTCCAGGGCATGTAGGCCACATTTACGTTGAGCCCTAGCGCTAAACTTCCATCTTTATCGTCCTGGAAGTTGGTATGTGCTAGTATCGGTGATTTAGATGTAACCTCATCTCCAACCTTAACCACAGGTTTAGAGTCTAAGAAAGTTTCTCTGTTGAGTGGGAAATTATTAAATAGCCCGACTTTTATTGTTTTATTTGACCCATCAGCTTTTAGGTGTACGTAATCATCTGTTATTTTGGTCACCTTAGCCTTACTAACTCCAGGCGGCAAAGAAGGGCTTAGGTATCGGGCCACAGCCTTTTCAAAGGTTATGTCTTCGGAAACCCCAGTAATTTTAGATTCTACTAGCGGTGATTCCTTGTTGACTAGCGGTAATGCCTGCCCGGTCATCTTAGATCCAAATGAAGCTCTGACAGCATCATTACTTTGTATAAATGGGATTAAGTTTGTAGGCCAGGAAAACAACGACCATGAACTTTCCATCCATGCGTCAACTTCCGAAGGTTTGACTTCTTTTACTGACCCACCAGACATTGCTTTAATTAATGGTTTCTTAGCAACTGGTTTACCATTTTTCATTTCCCACTGATCCGGGAAGGCAATAGTCATGGTAACTGCCTTTAGTGGTGTTATTTTTTTACGTGACCCATCGGGCATTATAACTTGTTTTTCTATATCAGTTCGACCCTTTTCTACGTCCGCCGGTAATGGCAGCGTAACACCAACTTTACCAGAATTACCTGTCCAAGAAGGAATATATCCCTCTTCTTTTACATATAATAATCCTCCAGGAACAGTAATTCCATAGACCTTACCTTTATAGTCTTTTCTGGAATGATGTCCTTTTTTAGGAAGTAATTGAGTATCAGACTTACCAAGAATGCGTACTTCATAAATGTCTAAGTATCTATCTTCTCTTTCATCTTGGTAGCATTTAATAGAGGGGGCTAATCCTAAACTAATCATAAGGCGCTCAACATCTTCGGCTAAACGCTTACTAGTAGTGGTATAAGTTTCACATTCCATGCGTTTAGCCTTTAGAGGATTTCGAGGATCTGTTCTGCGACCATCACCTTTCATTAAAGCATCAAGTAGAGCTTCTCTAGCCTCTACCGGAGTTTCAAACAAATCTTCTGGAATGTATTTCTCGTGGCAGTAACCGAATTGAGAGAAGTACTCAGCTAGGTACGACGATTTAATGTAAAAACTATGGCTGGAATAACTATAGTTGAGCCCCATTTTGTTTAAGAGATTCTCTATAATAGCAATATTTTTTTCAATAGTTTGTGATATAGCAGTATGCGTTGGGATTCCTTTATGATTTTTTCGTAGAGACCCCTCGGATAATACCCACCCGACTAAAGCACACCAATCAGCCATCTTAAATTTATACAAATTCGAAAAAATCTTGTGTGTTAATGCTGGATTACCATCATACGCAATATGGTCCAGCTTCACCAGCCTAGATTTGCCATACATTTCTTCTGCGGTTTCAATACGGTATCCTAAATTACTTCGCATATCGATAGGACGTACCCACATACGATGGTTATGGGTTACCGTTTGCTTAATTTTACGGTTTTCGAATGTGTATAGTTGACCTTCGTAGTCAAACTCTTGCACCTTGTGAGGGTGCAAAAAGTGTAATTTACCATCTATGTTACAAGCTAATTTGTCCCCTAGAGTAATCTCTACAACCGACTTCCAGCCCTCGGATGTAAGCGTAAGTGCTTGACTATCAAGGCATTCCGGAGTGTTGATCGGATCCAAGAATCCCATATGGCTAGGGTGCACATCGCGGACACCCATGGTAATAGCATGGGAGCTCTGAACACCACCAGTACCCATAACAGTAGTCTTACGCCATTCACCAAGAATACTAACCGGGTTAGTTTGTTCTGGAGTAGAACTTAAGTCCACAGTAGTATAGAATTTTTTTATTGGTGAAGTATATGTTTCAGATGATATAATGTCACGAATTTTTTCTTTACTATCTGTGCGTGAGGACAGCCCCATAGTTATGCCCTTCTTCTGTTTGTCTAAATACGCACTTAACAGATCAGGAGGAGTTAATAGGTTTTTGAATATGAGGCTGTCTCTTTCATCTTCTTTTTGCTCACCACGTAAAACACCAAGTATTTTTTTGGATGTAGCAAATAGAGTCTCTGCATTAACTTTGCTATGCTCTTCTCCAAGAGTTATTTTTGTAGTCATTGGATTTACTTTTGTAGAGCTTAAGTATTCCTTTAACTGATCAACAGCAGAGTCAAAATCTTTTGGAGGTCTACGGGTTAGTTTTTCGACTAAACCACGTATTTCTTTGTCTTCTCTATTTAGGCCAGATTTCTTATTTTCATCAAAAATATCAGATCCCCAAGCTTTTTTCATATTTTCTTCGGGATATGCAAGAGCCCTTAAAATTGGATATAATCTAAATTTCCTATTTGCAAGCGTCAGGTAGAATAATTTAGTTTCAGGGTCAAATATCATCTTAAAGTTATAACCCTTTTCAAGGTCAAACCAAGACTCTAGTTCACCGTTCTCTTTTGTTCTAGTATAGATCCCAGACTTTAATCTTAGCTGATTAATTGTTTGATATTCTGATCCATCTACAATCATACTATACCTATTAGTAAGGGTAGGTATATTAGCTAGCCTAACATTTTTTGATTCATCGATTACTTTACCAGTATTATTATTAATCAAACGCAGATGACCAAAGACAGGTAAAGACCAAGTTTTACCTTTCAGTTTTACTTCCTTTTGGGCCGGAGCATCTGTCTCGTTAACAGAGCCAGGGTCTGCTGACATTTCTACCAGCTCTAATGTATTTTTCTTACCAACTACTGGAAATTGATTAGAGATAAAATCTTTTATGTTGTTTAAGACTTCCCTATTCTGCTCGTAGGGTTCAAGTAGATTAATATTATCAGTTTTTTGTTTTGACATTTAAATTTTCCTGGTATAAGATAAGTAATAATAGGTTATATTAGTCTTTGAAGTATATTAATTTTTATTTATAAAGTCAACTACAAGAACCAACAGACAAGGGGAATAAGAGAATGAATGACAAAATCGGCATGCAACACAAAATTTGCCCAGAGTGCCAAACAGTAGAACTGACAGCACAGGAAGAAGCGACAAAGAGCCAGCGTTGTTATTGGTGTGAAATGGATTATATAAGAACACTAAGAGCAACTCTTGGGGACAAAATGGCGAGTAGGTATAAAATGCCTACACCGGAAGACTTTGGTAGAACTGAACAAGAAATTATCATGGGAAGGCCTGACCCAAATAGATCCATTTTTAATAAACCCCCCACTATACCAATCAGAAACGGCGATGAGAAGGTGGGGTTTCAGAGGGACCCTAATCCCGATAATCCTGATTGGGATGATCATGCAAAGTTACTGCTAAAAGAGTTGGCGGGATTAGACGTAGATGACCCTCCGCAGATAACTGTAGTAGAAGCTCACGGTAACGCGGGAACAAAACTCAGGCTTGAATTCCCAGAGGGGATTGATCAAAAAACCGTCGATATCATTGAATCAATGCTCGACGTAACATTGATACAGATAGTTAAACTTTTAGTATTTGGGACAAAGCACGATGCAGTGCTGTCCCAGATGCGAGATATGTTAAATGGAAGAAATAACGGCCAGGAAATGGCATAAAGGAGATTTAGAGAATGACAACGATTCGAGAGAAACTAAATAGTATTGAAAATGAGCTCGCAGGGCTGTTCGCAGAACGAGAAGATGTAATTCATGGTTTTCTGGTAGCCCTCTTGTCTGGTAAGCATATTCTTATGCTGGGCCCTCCTGGTACAGGTAAATCATTGTTGGCTCGTAAAGTGTTTAGTTCAATTACCGGGGCAAAAATCTTTGAAAAGCTACTGACTAGATTCACAGGACCCGAAGAGGTATATGGCCCCATTTCAACTAAGAGCCTCAAAGAAGATAAATATTTGCGCAAAACGGCTGGGTACATGCCGGATTGTGATTTCGCCTTTATTGATGAAACCTTTAAGGGCAGCAGCGCTATCCTCAACTCAATGCTAACTCTAGCAAATGAGGGAATCTTTCACAACGATGGTATTGCCATTAAAACTCCGCTAAAGACTATTGTTGGCGCATCGAACGAAATTCCAGAGGAAGGTGATGGTCTAGAAGCTTTTGATGACCGGTTGCAAATCAGGTTCATGATTAAAAATATTTCAGATCGAGACGATATGTCAAAGATGTTAGAAAATAATTTTGACGCACCGCCCGAAAACACCATTTCGATGGCAGAGCTTGAAAAAGCAAAAGAAGCAACCAAGTCCATAGAAATTTCCGAAGACATCATGGGCGTATATCTTGACGTATGGAATACCTGCCGTAATAACGGTTACAACATTACAGATCGAGTGTTTAAGCAGGGCGTTGACATCATCAAGGCCGAAGCTTATCTAAATGGAAGAACACAAGTATCTGAAGAAGACTTTGAAGTACTTAGGCACGTATTCTGGAAAGACCCGGATGTACGAACCGACATTTACCGAACAATCTTGGGTGCAACCAACCCTCTTAAGAATAGGATCGAAGAAATCTACGAGGACGCTCAGGGAATTGTTAACGATGCAATGAAGAAGGCTAACACCCCCGAGGCATCCAAGATCGGCTTGGAAGTGGTTAATAAAATGAAATCTCGCCGCAAAGACATGGCCGGCATCATTAAAGAGATGGAAAAGTCAAATAAGGACGTAAAACAGGCCAAGAAGAGACTCGCAAAGATCGACGGTTTCGTTAATCAGGTTTATTCGAAGCTGGTTGGAATTGAATTAGATCAGTTTGACGAGACAAACTCTAAATGGTAAAAAAATAAGGACTGAACATGAAGAAGCTTGACACTAAAGAAATAAAACTATTGTTCGGTCAAGGAAAATACACCGTAAAATGCGATAAATGGGACGTAGAAGATTTTAATCGTATTAAAGAGTGTAGCAGGGAACTTATTAAACTGCAGGGGCAGGGCAGCGCCCTGCTACCTTCATTTCCGGAACTGATGCAAGACGTGTTCAATAGCATGTATAAAGCCAATCCCGAGATTGTCCCTGAGTGGGAAGTAAGTAAAGAGATGCTATTTAACCGCGTTATCACAGAGCAACTGCAAGAGAATCGTAGACTAAAAGAAATTAGAACCATGAGCCAGCTAGATCCCCTAGCTAGCTCTGCCGGACTTAGCAGTTTTTCCGAAGAGTTAATGACCATCTTAACCGAAGAAAAAGAAAAGCAACAACTTTTTCAAGACTTCCTGGATGCTGCAAATGATTATGAACAGGCGTCAGGAGAGGGAGACCAAAGCCAAGACGGCGCCGGCGCAAGTGATACAGACGGAGACGAAGGTGCCGAATCCTCCGAACAGCCTGGGCAGTCTACCGAGAACTTGTCAATAGAAGAGGCTAAAAAGAGGCTTGAAGACGCCTATAACAACTTCAAAGAAAGCACTAGTACTCCAGAGTTTAAAACCAAGTTAAACAACGCTTTTGCCAAGGTACGAGACAAGGTTGTTGAGACAACTGAAACCCTGAAAGCTTGGGGACTTAACGAAGATCATAATTTCCAGAAAATGGATTACCGCCAAAAGGTGGATATGATGGATAGGCTAGAAAATAGCTCTAAGCTTAAAAAGGTAGCCGAAATAACGGGAAGACTGTCTGCACTAGCTATGAGCCAACAAAATCAAAAGATAAAGCGTGGCTCAGAGGAGGTGTACAACGTAGAAATGGGTCGTGACTTGTCGAGATTACTACCTTCCGAGCTAATGAAGCTGCAAGACCCCCTGCGTGAAACGGAATTTCTGTTGGACTTTTGTGAAGGCAGGTGTTTGCAATACGCCCTAAAGGGTAAGGAGAAGCAAGCTCGCGGTCCTATTGTTTGCGCAATCGATGAGTCGGGGTCTATGTTTGGGGCTTCGGAAATTTGGTCAAAGGCCGTCGCTCTCTCGTTGTATAATATCGCAACGAAACAAAAGAGAAGCTTTTATGCGATTCACTTCGACGGTGCAAGAAATCCACTAGCCTTGCCAGTACACTCCTTCCTAAAGAACGATCCGCCAGATATGACTAAAGTCATAGAAATGGCAGAAATGTTTCTAGGCGGGGGCACTAACTTTGAGTCTCCACTAACAAGGGCAAGGATGTGTATTGAAGAACAGCCAGATTTCCATAAAGCCGACGTTATCTTTATCACCGACGGCGAGTGTGCGGTAAGGACTGATTGGGTTAAAGATTTTAATAAGTGGAGAAAAGAAAAGGGAGTCAATATATTTTCGATTCTGATAGACTCTGGATACAACTCTGTTTCGGGACTAAAGGAATTCTCCACTTCTATCTTTAAACTCAGCGACCTTAAAGATTCAGCAGAATCTGCTATGATTGATATATTTTCAAAAATCTAATTAAAAATAATATTTACTAAGTTTGTTTTGTTAGTAGGTTAAGTTTTTTCTCTAAAAAAAACATATGATTCGATTCGAGTTGTAGAAACCTCTTACCTCCCGGAATCATGCGTACGACTACGGACCACGAAGCCAAAACTCTTTGTCGGATAAAAATCAGTCACGAATCTTCCGAGAAACCCCAAAGAAAGGCCTCAGATCGTAATACCGACAAAGAGTCGACTCGTGGTCCTCCGGCGACGAATGTCTCCGGGAAAAACAAACGCGGAAACCCACGAGCAGCCTGGCGGGCACCGCAGTGCACCAGCTCCATGGTGTACGCAAACCCGGGATCCCGTTCGTCAAGCCATAAGATACAGAATTCCGCAGCAAGTACTAACAAACAACTAATTAGAGGGAATGATGCAAGACATATACTCCTTAATAGGCACCACAAAAGAAGAAGTAGAAAATATAGTTAATAGCATACATACTTACTATGTTAGTTATAATATTATAAAAAACAACGGTAAAGGCAAAAGGACCATAGACGCACCTCAGGGGAGGCTGAAAGAATTACAGGAAAGCCTGCTCAAGGAGGTTTTATATAAGTTTAAATGCAACGACATAGCTCATGGATTTATAAAGAATAGAAGCCCCAAAACAAATGCAGAACAACATCTAGGCGCTTCGTGTGTAATAAAAATCGATCTTAAAGATTTCTTTAGTAGTGTGAAAAGAGAACATGTACACGGCACCTTGGGACTATGTCTAAATACCAGGGAAACCAAAATATGTGAAAGCGTATCTGATGAGGATTTAAAACTACTTTCCGCGCTATTAACACGGAAGGGAAGGGTGCCACAAGGGGCCCCAACGAGCCCGGCCATAACTAACCTATACGCCCTCGGATTGGATAAAAGGCTTAAATCTCTTTGTGACCGTTACAAGCTGACACTAACCAGGTATGCTGATGACATTACCATATCGGCGAAATACGACTTAAATCCCACACAAAAAAAGAACATAATTACCAACGTAGCTAGGTTATGCTCTATGTATGGGTTACAGGTGAACGCGGCTAAAATTAAACTGAGGTACAAGCATAGCCGTATGTCGGTTACCGGCGTCGTGGTGAATGAAAAAACTAACATGGCAAAGCCGAAATATCGAATATTGAGGGCAAAAGTACATAACGCCTATGTCGGAAAAACACAGTTAGACGCCAAAGCATTACAAGAACTTAGGGGTGAATTAGAATGGTTAAGGAGCCTAAATCCAGAGAAGGCAGCGCCACTAATAAAAAAGTTTGGTTTGATAAAATAAAATCAGTAATCGAACTGCAAAAAGATAATGAACATCTAAATAGCACCACAACTTGTCTGCCTATAGGACTCTTAATAAAAACCAACAGACAAGCGCAAAGGTTTACATTTAAAGATGCAAACATAACCGGACTAAAGTTTGGGTGGCACGAAGATAATCCGGGCTTAATACCAGTCTATGTAGTGGAGTTCATAAACGAAACTCATCCAGTATTTGGCAAAAATATGAGATTCGAGCTGGAATTATTTCCTTGGGATGGTTCTACGTTTAAAAAGACAGAGTCCGGGGTAACTCACACATTAAAAAATAGGAGGGGAAATGTAGTATTAAGACAAACCGTAGCATCAGAAAAAGCATTACCTGTAATGTTAAATAAGTTTTTAAAGTATTGTTCAAAATTTTTGATCAATCATTGCGAAATACCCACAACCATTAAAATATAATGAAATCACATCTAGGCAAAGTAATCCTTGAAGAGATTATAAAGGGAAGCCTAGTGATAATAGAGAAAGTATTCGATAAAGTAAATAGAGAAGATTCAGCGACATGTGGTAAAAGTGATCAGGGAGCAGGCGCAGGACGCCAATCAAAGAAAATTCCAAACCCTGACTATGAAAGTTAAGTTAACGTGAAATATTATAAAGGCGTTCTAACGGTTAAAACAAGAAAGGGCCCCGAGAGGGAGCGCATAGTTTTTACCAGAGGAACAGATATTACCACAGCAATGGATGTCGCCAATAAAATCAGATTTGCCAAGTGGGTAACTATAAATGAGATAGATAGGGAAACCTACATTAAGGGTGTCCAATCTAATAGTTATTAAAGAGGTGCGGGTAATACCCGCATTTCTTTTTTTTTATTTGCAATATTCATATTTTTTGTGTATAATTATATACATTAACCAATAAATGACATGTCAAAACCCAGATTGTTAGTGTGGGCCGATACACCAAACGTCACAACAGGCTTTGGTAACGTGATTAGAAATCTATTCAGAGACGCCCATAAAGACTTTGATGTCTATATCTTAGGCATTAACGACTACGGCTTAAAAAGATATAATACTGATCAGTGGTTTATTTATCCGGTAGATCAAAAGGATCCGTATGGATACGGAAAACTACATCATGTAATAAACGACTGTAAGCCCGACCTAATCTTTTTGTTGCAGGATATTTTTAACATTCAAATATTTATGAATCAGATGCAACACGAAGGTAAGCCACTCCCGTTACCGCCAGTAATCGCTTACTTCCCGATTGACGGTGCGCCCGTAAATATAAGTTGGAGATCTATGTTCGAAGATCCCAGAATAAAGAAAGTGATTACTTATTCTGAGTGGGCCAAAGAACAACTTATTGAAAGATTCCCTTTTATTAATCCGAGCGACGTTGACGTACTGTTCCACGGAATAGACACAGAAGTATTTAAGCGAGCAGATAAGGAAAAGGTAAAGGAATTTAGAAAGAAGTCCGGTTGGGATTTCAAGCACCCTATTACGGGGGAGAACGAAAAAAGGTTCGTCGCGTGTATGGTGAATAGATACCAACCTAGAAAAATGGTGGCGGCCGGAGCAAGGGCAGCTGCGATGGTAAGTAAGGGATATAAGATCTGTAAGTGTGGAAATTTTTATCCAATTACCAAGCAAAGGTGTGATTTAAATATGTGCGGGCCAGAGGATGTGGTAGACATTAAGCCCCCCAATACAGAGGTAGCACTATATCTTCACATGAATATGAGTGAGCCTATCATGGGCCCACCGCCAGCGCACCTACTTCCAAGTCTGCTGGTAAACTGCGGATACGATGATTCTGATGTTGGGAAATCACTATTTTTGTTGGGTAATAGAAATCACCTAGTGAATCCACTAACTGAAGAAGAAATGGCAGTGATTTATACTGCCGCTGACATTAACCTTAGCTCAGCTATAGGTGAAGGCTTCGGCCTTTCTCTTGCTGAATCTGCAGCTTGCGGCACAAGATCAATTGCGCCAAAAAACTCGGCCATACCAGAGGTGCTAAAGAACACAGGTAAGCTGGTAAAGAATGCAGGACTATTTAATATGGCTATGGATAATAGCCATCTTAGACCTGTAGTAGATATTACAGCTATGGTAAAAGCTATAGAAGAGGCTTATGAAGAGTGGAAGGTTAACGGGAAGAGTAGCTACTATCAAGAGTGCGTTGATCTCGTTAATCAAAACTTTAAGTGGGATGATAAGCGGGAATACCTAATAAACACTCTAAAAGAAGTGCACGCAAAGTTCTCGCAATAAAGCAAGAGGGGGTCAATGACCCCCTCTTTTTTTACATTACGAATCCAAATCCCAAGGATCTGTTTCTACCCACCACACAGTTATTAACATTTTATTACCACGAGTTTTATCGTAACTTCTCATTTCGTCCATGATCTCCACGTTAGTGTCATTCATGAGTTTTTCATACTCTAGGCGTTCAAGCTCGTCATCGATATCAAACTTCTTTACTCTTTTCCTCTGTGCCATCCGTATCAACCTCCTGACTTAACCTAATCCACTCTGAATTTTTCTCAAACTCTTCAATGACTTCAACTTCATCTAGCGGTATTTCTACCTGCGTCTGATTATTATCATCTACTTTTTTAAATATTACGTATGTACCATACTTTTCCATTATTTAGGCTCTCCACTTTTAGCCGCCGTGTGCTTCTCACTAGAGCCTCCCCTATTAGACGCCCTTCTTTGAGAAACCTCGTCTTTCATTTGACGGTCAGCCTCTGCCTCGTTTGCTTGGGTTGTTTGAGGTGTAGCTTGAAGCATAGCCTCTTGTCCGAGCTGTAGGCGCTGCATCAATAAGGCAGTTACAGTCGGCATCTTAGGCTGAAGGTTACCAAGCAAAGCCATTTGGTGAGGTTGTGGCAGCATTAGCATTTGCGCCGTAAGCTTTCTCATGAATGTGGTGGTATCTGTACCCTGCAACATCTGGCCTGCCTCTGTTGCTATTTCTTCTGAGAATAACTCCTCATTCAAAATACTCTTCTCTTCCATATAAACTGACTCAGCTTGTGCCTGGCCCCTCATTTGCTCAATAGCCATAATATTATTTATTTTGGCTTGACTAGAGGCTCTTTTTTCATTTAGATCTGCCTCAATATCAATATCTTCCTTGATAGTTTTAGTGTTCTCTATCGGGTCGTATCCAAAGTCTTGTAAGAGTATAGAATCTGCCAGCTTGCCAGCCGAATTCAGCTGCATAGCTAGGTTTTTACTTTCGGAATCATCAGACATCCGAAGCCTTCCAAACTTAACTCTAATTGCTTTGTATCCGAGCATTCCTGCAACTTTTGGGATTATAAAATAGTTTAGCATGTCCTCTAAATGCTCTCTATAGCTTATAAAACCGTTCTCGACTATGCGCAGAGATACTGATGATCCTGTCCAGGTAGCCCCACCCTTTACAAATTCTATGGGCACTCCCAATGAATTAATAATGCTATCTTCCAAAAACTTTAGCTCGGGAGTTGTTAATAAAGACCTTGCATCTCCGCCCAAACTCTGATAACCAAGCGGAACAGGGAAAATACCAATATAGTTAGGGTCGTGCCTGTAATTATCTAACTCTTCTTTTACCCTACTCTTCCAACTGGCCAAATTTAACTGCAATGCAGGATTTATATCTCCCATGCTTGCCGGGTAAATAGCACGCATTGGTACTACGTGTTCAAGAGCAATAGCTTCGTTACCCCGGCGTAGTGTTTGCATGTACCATATAAGGCTCATAGCAGGTAGAATAGTAGGCTTACCCCAACTCATATCTTCTTCTGAAAGGCCCGGCCGTCTTAGGTGATAGATATTATCAGGGTCAAGTTTAATTTTTTTACCGGTCTTTATACTTTCAATAAATATTTTTGGTATTTTATTTATTTTGGTAACATTGCCGGACGTGATTGCCTTTTTTATTCCTGGGGGAATCATGTAAAAATATTCTGTTTCCCCAGTAAGTGGGTCGTAATCCATGTCTATATTTTCTGGAGCCCAGCGAACAAAATTTATAGAATTAACGTTTTTTACTGGTATGTCTTCTATTTTTAATTCTGAGTTTCCATAATGACATTTTGGGCAAGTGCCGCGATATTTATAATCCTGAAATTTAAGATCTTTAACTGAACTATATAAAAAAGACTCCCCACAGTTAGAACAAGTTAAATGTCTTTTAAACTTCTGGTTAGCGGAAATAAAGCAATTACCAAATACATGATAATCAAGCCCAACTTCCACTAAAAATGTTTTTAGTTTTAAGTTGTGGTATAGTATGGTGCGCCATTTATTGGTCAGTTCTGGATCAGAAAGATCTTCAAAGCGTAAAGGAGTAATCGGGTACTCCGTCATTTTATGCAGCACACTATTTAAAAATTCGTTACGATAAAAAAACATCCTGCAAAAACGTAGGATTGATTTTATACCCTTCGGCATGTATACCTTAGACAGGTCAAAAAACGGATTTGGATACTTTTGTCTAGCTAAGGTTCTATCACTTAAGATACTTGCATTCTGCGGTGAAACAGGCATTACATCCCCTGGTTTGTTTTAGAATTCCAAACTTCTTTTGCAATCATCTGGTCTATATACATATCTATAGACAACATTTTACTGGCCTGTATATCTAATATACTATCATCACCCAAAGGGAATGGACCAGACTTTGCTTTTTCTTTGATTTTGTCGTATGATATTATAGCATTATCATTAGTAAAATTCAACTCAGGCGGTGTAAAGAAAACGCCCTCTCGTTCTAGAGAGTACTTTACCCACTGTTTTACTTCCCAATCAAAATAAAAGTTTTTATGTAATTTTCCTATAACATAAAATGCATAAAATATCTGTTCTGGGGTTGCGCCTTCCAT